CCGACTTCAAAGCCGACATGGAAGCGGGCGAGGTGCAGCAATGATCACGCACCAGCTTGCCCAGGGCAGCCCCGAGTGGATTGCCTACCGCGCCAAGATGCGCAACGCATCCGACGCGCCGGCCATGATGGGCGCCTCGCCCTACACCACGCGCGCCGATCTGCTGCGTCAACTGCACACCGGCGTGGCGCCGGTGGTTGATGCCTCCACGCAGAAGAGCTACGACAACGGCCATCGCGCCGAAGCGCTGGCCCGGCCTCTGGCCGAAGAGTTCGTCGGCGCCGAGCTGTTCCCCGTCACCGGCTCTGAGGGCCAGCTGTCGGCGAGCTTCGACGGCATCACGATGGATGACGACACGCTCTTCGAGCACAAGGCGCTGAACAACGCGCTGCGCGCCGTGTTCGCCGAGTTCAACGCGCCGGGCGACATCGAGGACGGCACGACGGGCCGCGCGCTGCCGGTCTACCACCGCATCCAGATGGAGCAGCAGCTGCACATCAGCAAGGCCAGTCGCGTGCTGTTCATGTCCAGCAAGTGGGATGCCGACGGGAACCTGGTCGAAGAGCATCATTGCTGGTACTACCCCGACCTGACGCTGCGCCAGCAGATCCTCGACGGATGGGCGCAGTTCGAGCTTGATCTGGCCGCCTACTCGCTGCCCGAGACGGTCGAGCCAGTGGTGGCCAAGCCGATGGAATCGCTGCCGGCCGTGGCGGTGCGCATGGAAGGCGCGCTCTCCGTCCAGTCCAACCTGCCGGCGTTTGGCGCCGCGCTGCGCACGTTCGTGCAGCGCATCCCATCGCAGCCCAGCACCGACCAAGAGTTCGCCGACACCGAAGCCGCGTGCAAGGCCCTGAAGCGCGCCGAGGAAGCACTCGACGCCGCCGAGAGCAACGCCCTGGCCAGCATGGCCGACGTGGAAGCGATGCGCCGCATGGTGGCCGACTTCCGCACGCTGGCGCGCGACACGCGCCTGGCCAAAGAGAAGATGGTCGAGCGCCGCAAGCAAGACCTGAAGGAAGGTGCGGTCGTCAAGGCGCGCAGTGCGCTTGAGGCCCACATCGCCGCGCTGAACGGAGAGATCGCGCCGATGCGCATCCCGCAGGTGCCCGCAGACTTCGCTGGGGCCATCAAGGGCAAGCGCTCGCTCGACAGCATTAGGGAAGCGCTCGACACCCTGCTGGCCGCCAGCAAGATCACGGCAGATGCCTCGGCGCGCCTTGTGCGCACAAACGTCGCGGTCTTCCGCGAGAAGGCTGGCGGCCTGGAGTTCCTGTTCTCAGACCTAGTCCAGCTCATCAACAAACCGGCTGACGACTTCGCCATGCTGGTGACGGCGCGCATCGCCACGCACCAGGCGGCCGAGGCTGAGAAGGCGCGCAGGGCTGCGGAGGCCGAGGCCCAGCGCATCGCAGCGGCCGAGCAGCGGGCGCGTGAGCAGGAAGCGGCGCGCATCGCGGCGCAGCAGGCCGAGTCGGCGCGCCTGGCAGCGGCTGCGCTGGCCCAGGCTGCCGCACCGCCGCCGGCCCCGGCTGTTGCACCTGCAGCCCCTGCAGTCCCGGTTTCGGCCGCTTCTGTCCCGCCGCCGGCCCCGGCTGTTGCACCTGCAGCCCCTGCAGTCCCGGTTTCGGCCGCTTCTGTCCCGCCGCCGGCCCCTTCTGTTGCAGCCCAGCGCGCCGACGAGCCCGCCACCCTGACCCTGGGTGTCATCTGCGAGCGTCTGGGCGTCACGATCCGCGCCGAGTTCCTGGCCGACACGCTGCACGTGAAGCCGGCCGCGACGCCGATCAAGGGCCGCGGCCTCTACACCGAGCGCCAGTTCGCCACGATCTGCCGCCAGCTGCAGGGCCACATCAGCGCGATGGCCGAGCTGTACGCTGGGGAGCCGGCATGAACGGCGCGCCCATCTACGTCGTGGTGTGCCAGAACGACAAGGCGCATCCGCAATACGGCCCAGACCCGAGCGGCCCGCTGGTGTTCGAGCAGTACACGAAGGGCGCCACCTTGAAGGCCATGCAGGCCCGTGCCGGCGCCATGGAGGCCTACGGCGCCTGCCGCGTCGGCCGCGTGGTGTTCGAGGGCGAGCCCGGGTTCGAGGTGGTGCCGTGAGCGACGAACAAGAATTCGTCACGCTGAAGGCCGAAGCCCGCTTGAACGTGAAGCGCATTGACCCGCTGGGCGTGCAGCTACAGGCCAACGTAATGCGCCTGTTCGTTCAGCCCGGCCTCGATCAACTGGCCGCAGACGGCGAGCCCGACACGCGCTGCAGCACCTGCGCCGCTCGCCCCGGCACGGTGCCCGGCGGCTGCATCCAGACGCAGGCTGACTTCCTGAAGTCGATCCACGAAGACGTTCCCTTCATGTGCCACGCGCATGAGGTGGCTGGTGACTTCACGCGGCTGTGCCACGGCTGGTTCGCCGCGCGTGTCCACATTGGCGACAAGACGCTGCCTGCACCGTGGCCATGGTCGCACGACGCTGGAGAGCACGCGTGACTCTCACCGACACCGCCACCGCCTACGCCGCCGAGAAAGCGGCGCCGGGCTCCATCGCCGACGTTGCCATCCGCCGCGCCTACATGGCCGGCGCGCTGGCAGCGCTCACCACAAAAGCCCCGCGCGAGCAGCTGCTCGCGGAGTGCGTCCAGTTCGGGCGCGTTGTGGGCACACCAGCAGAAAGGGCCAAGGCGTGAGCAGCTGCACCGTTTGTCAGCGCAAGGCCCACGCGCGCGGCTACTGCTCCAAGCACTACCAACGCTGGCAGAGCCATGGCGACCCACTCTTTGGCCGGGACATCGCGCCCGCAGGCGCCGGCAACAAGCGCCGCGACGGCTACATCGTGCACAGCGTTGAGGGTCGCAACAAGCTGCAGCACGTCCTTGTGGCCGAGAAGGCCTTGGGCAAGCCGCTGCCGCCCGGCGCCCAGGTTCACCACTGGGACCGCGACCGAGGCAACAACGCGCCGACGAACCTGGTGATCTGCCCCGACGCGGCATATCACGGCCTCATCCACCGGCGCATGGCTGCGCTGGAAGCCTGCGGAAATCCGAACTGGATGCCCTGCCGCCTCTGCCGCTCCTATGACGATCCCGAGCGTTTGTACGTCGCGCCCAACGGCGTGCACGCATACCACCGCAGCTGCTCGGCGGCCTACGCCCGCGAGCACCGCATCCGCGCCATCAAGGCCGGCCAGACGACGGCTGCGGCCGCGCCGCTGGCGGCCTGAACCCTTCCCCACCACCGCCAGAAAGGCACCCATGAACCACGTTCAATCCCCGGACACCAGCGACAGCGCCATCGAACGCGAAATCAAGCAGAAGGGCCTGACCGCACCGCGCGTCACGCCGGCCGACATCGAGGCCAACATTGCCAGCGAGCACTACTTCACCGCTGCCGAGGGCGTCGTCGGCGGCTTCGTTGCTGCCGGCGGTCCGCCGGAAGTTGCGCCCACAGCGGATATGAAGGACGCGCTCAATCTGCTGACCTTCTGCGTGCTGGTGCTGCGCAATGGCTTCACCGTCACCGGCGAGAGCGCCTGCGCCAGCCCGGAGAACTTCGACGCCGAGCTGGGCCGCAAGATCGCCCGCGCGAACGCGGTCAACAAGATCTGGCCGCTGATGGGCTACGCGCTGAAGGAGCGGCTGGCGGCCGTCCCGGCCTCGCATCAAGACCGTGTGCGCGTCGAGTTGGCCGAGCTGACCGAGAAGAAAGACAAGCTGCAGGCCTTCTTCGGCACCGCCGTCTTCGCGCAACTGCCCATCGACGAGCAGGACATGCTGGAACTGCAGCACGGCCAGATGCAGGCCTACGCCCACACGCTGGCCCGGCGCATCGCGCGGTTCTGAGCTGCTGGAACAAACCGCCACCACTACAGGAGCCAGAATGTTCCAGATCACCCAGTTCACCCAGGCCGCGCTGACGAGCGTCACCAACCGCATCGAGAAACACGGCGACGACGACAAGCCGGCCGTCACGCTGATGGTCGAGATCACGGCGCCCAACACGCTGCTGGACACCATCGACCCGGGCCTGCGCCACGCGCTCTACAAGGCCAAGCCCGACAGCGAGCCCGAGCTGCCAGAAATGGAGCAGAGCACGCCGGTGCTGCGCACCAACTGCATCGAACAGGTGGCGCTGACGGTCGCGCACGAGGGCTGGAGCCTGCACCTTGACGACGGCATCGTCGAGACCGACCCGATCATCTTCGGCAGCGTCAAGGTCGACAAGCTGAAGGTCGACGCCAAACAGGGCGGCAGCATCGTGCTGAAGCTGCGCATGGGCACCAGCGACGTGGACGCCGACCGCCTGGGCATGCTGGGCATGCACAACGGGCAAGACA